CATAGGCAGTAACTGTTCGTCACCATACACTGAAATGCTCTGGAGCTGTGAGGCATAATTCTTAAGGTTTGTTACGTTTGCACCGTTAAGGTAAGGATTATTCCGTGCGGCTGTTTCCAAAAGCGTCTCTGCATTTGCCTGGACCTTGTAGGCATCTGTCAAATCGTTTATGGCAGCATTTACTTTCTTGAATGTATTGACTACGGTTCCTGCAAGCTGCGTAACCTGATTCAGTCCGAATGCAAGGCTGGTAATGGAATTCTTCTTTGCAGAATCCCCAAGGCCTTTTATTTCCTTGGAAATTTTTGCAATGCCTTTTTCAGCTGATTTTGTATCTGATGAAATTACTATTGACGCGTTTGCTTTCTTTGCCATACAACACCTTTAAATTACAGTCATTTTCAGTATTGACATGAGAAACAAACGGATTAACAATTGTATTAGATGGAGGTATGTCTATGTATTCATTATTCTGTATAATCGTAACACTTATCATCCTGCTCTTTCAGCCGGAAGTGTTCATTCCGATTATTGCCATTTACATAATATACCGGCTGCATAAAAAGGGAAAACACATTTCATTCTGTCCGCACTGCTTTATGCACGACAGTACAGATTCTGACATCTGCAAATAAACACAGGTCACGAAAACTTTTTATTGAATTCCTCAAGCACCTCTGAATCCTCTTCTGCAATGCCGTCAAGGCTCCATGCGTCACGTGCATTTTTTCTTGACTGCTCGAAAGTTGTCTTGTCCGTCTCATCATAAGAACGTATGTCCATTACGTCCGAAAGCTTTGTGTCGTGAATTCCTTCCATGAGTGCAAGGAACTTGTGCCAGTGCAAGGGCTTTCCGTCAATTCCGTTTCCTGTGACAAGGTCTATTCCGTACTGCTGGACGAATGCTGAGTAAATAAGGTTTGAATCAATTGTATAATCAAGGACTTTTGCACTGCTTCCAGAACCTGTACCTCTTGGAAGTACAGACTTAGGATTTGCAAACTCTGCAAGACTTTTGAAAGCTTCAGCCTTGTTTTCCGGAATTTCGTCCAAAAACAGAAAGTCAAAGTCGCGGACTTCCTTTCTGTTATTGCAAATCTGCAGGAAGCGCAGCCAGTACTTGAACCATGTCTTTATCTTATACGTCCTGCCCCCGACTGTTATGTAGTCAGGAGCAGAAGCCTTGGTAAGGTCTATCATGCGCTGAAAGGATCCACCCAGCCTTCTTCCTCAACAGATTCCTTTACAAAGACAGGCTTTTTTGTCTCTGCATCAGGGTAAGCATAACCGCGGTCAACGTGTCCGCCGAAATTGATGTCCATTGTAAGGGTTGAATCAACGGCATTGAGAGAAGAGAAAGTGAGGGCAGCTTCATTCTTCCATGCCTTATAGCCGGTAACGGTTTCTTCCTGGACAGTCTTTTCAACGCTTTCCTGCATGAACACAATAAGGACCTCGCACTTTGCCTTGTCTCCGACTGCAAGGTTGTAAAACCTTGGAAAAGCAAAATCATAGTCCTCTTCGCCCTTATACATTACCAAAGGCTGATTAAGGGACGGCTTGTATTTTATGACTTCTGTCGTAGGATTCTCATCCGTGATGTAGTCATAATCCTGTGTTTCAGGATTAAGAGAAAGCTCAAGACCTGTTGACTTCCTGATTCTGACCCAGTCAGGTTCCGCAGGAGTACCGTTATTGACAAAAAGTCCAATCATGTACTTTTTGACCATCTTTTTTTCTGAATTGCTCATTTAAAAGCCTCCTAATTTTCAAAAGGATCAACTTCCTGCATAATTCTGCTGGAAGTCTTAACGGAAATTTCAATTTCTGCAACAGTAGCCTGTTTTTCAACAGTTCCTGCATCTGCGTAAAAATCCGTCCTAATTACAGTCAAATCACTTACCTTACCGTCAAGACTCCATCCGCTGCGCAAAATCTGCACGATGCATTCTGCATAGCGGCACATCTGTCTGACAAGCACATCATATTTCTGACCGCGGCAAATTACGCCGACTACAAACTTCTGAGCCTGTCCGCTGTCTGCGGAAGTCCCGTCTTCTTCTTCCATGCTCTGAGGTGTTACGGTAACAAGAATCTTCTGCTCATAGCGTGACACGTCCGCAACACCGAAAATTATCTTTTCCGGCATTGGAAGCGGTGTATCTTCGCTTTCAGCACCTGGAAGTACGTCCGGCAGCTTTTCCCTGATGTACTGGACAAGTGCGTCATAAGTCTTTTCCATTCCTATTTTTTCCACAGCTTATCAAGCTCCTTCTGAATCATCTTTTCAACCTCTGCCATGTATGCACCTTTTCCTGCGAAGGTCTCGCCCGACTGAACAAAACCTCTTGGATCAATGTGCACGGTTTTAGGACGTGCAAAATATCCTGCTCCGTTTACCTGCAGCCACTTTCTCCTGCTTGCGGAAATGTCGTTTCCATAAGACAGGGTTGCAATTTTTGCAAGTATGAGATGGTTGTTTGATGAAACAGTCTTAGGGAATATTCCTGCACTGGTGCCGTCTTTTTTTACCTTGTAGCCGTAGGTTTTCAACAGTTCCCCGGTATGCCTTTTAGTAGTGGCACGGATAACTGTCTTTATCTGCCTGACGGTCGTTCTTGCGGCAATCCCCACCGTCTGGCGGCGGATGCTCTTAAGGCTCTTTGAAGTCTCTGAAAGACGTTCCTGCACATCCTCAATGTCAGCACGTATACTTATGAACGGCTTTTCAGACATTGTAGATTCTCCATTCGTTTATCTGTTCAAGGAAACGTTCCTCATGAAAATTGTTGAATACACGGGTTCCCATGTCAGCGTAGGACGTACTGGAAACGGCAAGATTGCCGCCCGCACTCTCCCAGTACAGAGTTGCAAGCTGCAAAGCCGTTATTACAATTTTCTGAGGTACAGGATCATATCCTCCCCTGAATCTTACCGTTATTTTCTGATTGCCTGAAAATATCTCAGATTTTCCGGAAGCAAGGATCCTTGAAAGATAGTTCTTCTTCCACTGCCAGCCGTCTTCGGAGATTTCCTGTCCATTAATTTCAACGGAAACCAGTTCCTGACAGACTGCCGGAAGCACAATGGATGAAGTCCCGTCTCCGTACGTACTGTATTCATAATCCTTTATCTCAGGATCATAGCCAAGATACTTTGAAACCGTTTCCATGGCACTGTCAGCATATAGCTGCGGCATCTGGGATTCTTCTTCAGGGAACTTTCCTGCAAACTCGCAGAGCATTTCTTTTGTTATGTATGCCATGGAAACCTCCTGCTACTCCTTCTTTTCCTGCTTCTTGCAGAGTCCTGCCTTTTCCCATGCGGAATAGCGGTCTTCAGGAATTTCAAAAGCCTTTCCTTTCTGCAATACGCCAAGGTCAGTGTAAAGCGTTTCAAGGAATACGGCCTTTACTTTCTTGACTTCTGTCTTTTCAGACTTTTCCTTATTCTCTGTCTTTTCTGCCATTTAACATGTCTCCTTTTTCATACATATAAACAGGGCTGCCTTATGACAGCCCTGTAAAAATCAGCCTTTCAGAATCAGCCCATCTTGATGCGGCAGAAAGCCTCTTCAAGTACAGGCTGTCCGTCTGCATAAGTCTTTGCACTGAATCCTACGGAAGGATAATACTTCTCATTCAGGCGGCGGATTGCAATGGAGTCAACCATTGTCATCCAGTACTTTGAATAGTCGCCGAACATTCCGACATAAGCACCTGTTGCCATTTCAGCAGGAGCAAACTCGCTTTCTATTACAGGTGATCCGTCAAGAGTATCAGGATCATTTACTGTAAGGCCTGAGCGCCAGATGTACTGTCCGTTCTTGTCCTTAAGTGTAAGGAGCTTTGTTACTGTATCAGGATGGAAAAGCCATTCTCCTCTTGAACGGTAAACAGATTTTACGCTGCGTTTTGCCTTGATGATGTCGTCACCGTCAAGGGCTGTTGCAGAAGCGGCTGCAATGTCACGTGCAGTACTGATTCCCTTTGCACTTGCAACGAAAAGTCCCAAAGGCTGACCAGTACCTGTTCCGGCAATGATTCCTTTTTCAAGTGCCGAGCGCATCTTGTAGGAAAGCTTGTCGGCAATGAGCTGCTCAACGTTGAAAGCGTTTGTTTCAAGTGTCTTATCAGACACTGTAATGAGCTTGATGAGCATGTGGGCACCAAGCTCACGCTTTGAATATTCAAGACTATCATCCTCAGTAAGGCTTTCAGGAATTTCAGTTGTCCAGTCAGCGTCAGAAGCATCTGTCTTTTCGTAAGGAACACCGATTCCGCTAGCCTTGTTAAGATGGACTACATACACCTTATCAAGAAGGGAAAGCTTGCTTTCAGCAGGAGTGAGGATCTGCTTTACAAGATCCTGTGGAGCAAGGACAGCAGCAGGACCGTCACCGTCAACGGTAATGGCTCTCTTGTCCATGTCGGCACGGATTTCACCAGTGCGCAGGTAATGGCGGAAAGCTTCAATTGCGGAATCGCCCTTGCCATTTTCCGGATTTGCAGGAGGCAAAGAACTTGTAAAGCCTTTAAGCTCCAATTCGCGCTTTTCCTTTGCAATAAGATCCGTAAGCTTGCGGACATCTTCAGACATTGCCTTGTACTTTGAATCCTCTTCTGCAGTAAAGGCGCGGATTTCTCCTTTATCGTCCTTACATCCCTCATTGAGGGTGCGCATTTCCTTAATGATATGCTCACGGACGTCAATCTTTTCCTGCAAGGAAAGCTTTTCAAACTTGTTCATATTTTCAATCTCCTATTGTGGTCTCTGCCTCAAGAATCTCAATTTCCCTAGCCCTGCCAAGATATGCAGGTTCAGAAGAAACAGGCTTTGGAACAGGAATAAATTTTTCAAGTGATGAGATGGCATTTCTAAAGACCATTACATCATCCTCATTTAGACAGTCATTTCCGCACTTTGCACGTGCAAGGACTGCAGAAACCTTGTCAACGTCAATACCAGCTTCCTTGAAAAGCTCCCTAGTACTGGCGGATGCATCGGGATAAGCAGGAAAAGCAACTCCAACGCTGATTTCAAAAAGGTTAACGTCCAGAAGTTCCCTCAATGAAGGCTGATCACCTTCAAACCTTGTCCACTTATCCTGTACGACACGGAAACCGAAGCTGACACCGGGAACGTCACCGCGTTCTATAGCCTCATACACATCAGAAGCCCATGATGCATTAGACAGCTCACACTCAAAATGAAGCCCATCATCACGGTCTTCAAGAACAAGGGTCTTTGCGGATGTCCGTCCAAGCACGTACTTGGAATCGTGCGACCACATGCACACTACGTCACCGTCTTTCAAAGACCTGTCGAATGCTCCCTTGCGTATGACTTCGACAAAATAGCCCAGATTCTCAGATTCCTTGTCATAAGGAATCACGCCGGAAATGATTTTCTTGCCGTCATCCTTGCTACGAACCTCTACGCGAGAAGATACGCTGCAGAATGACAGGCCGTTATTTTTACCGCTCATCATTCACTCCTTATAATTACAGCCGCCGTTAAAGGACAACCGAATAAATGTAATATTCCATAAGCACACCCTCACGGACGGTAACGCTGGAGACAACAGTATCACCCCACCGCCGCCTGAAATGCGTCATGTCAGTGCGCTTGTTGTACCATTTTTCAACGGTGTATGACTGCCACGGAACAGATGCAGGAAGAGTTTTTACAACATCCTTCTTCCATTCCTGGCCTGTGGCAAGCGCAAGGATCGCACACGGATCCTTGCAGAAAAAATCCTCTTTCAGAAAGCCTTTTGAACGGCTTTTAAGGTAAAGGTCAAGCACGTCCAGTCTGCGCTGGTTGTGCCGGGCCTCGTTCCACTCCTCTGCTATTGAGCACAGGCAGAGAAAAAGACAGCCGTAATCACCGATTTTTGAAAAATCATCCTTAAGCAGTTTTTTGTTCTGCAAAAGCACTGTCTGCCAGCCAGTGTACTTTTCCCTTACATCGCCCATGATTCAAGTTCCTTTATATAAGAATATCCAGCCACCGAGGAAGCCGGATTCCCTTCAAGTATAGGTAATAGCCGAGAACTTTCAGCGCCACCAGGATCGTAAAAATAATAACCATGACAAGCAGGATCTTTTTCTGCCTTTTCAACTGCATCTCGTAAAGCTTCATAGTCTCGTAGCAGCTGTTCAACTGCGCGCTGATATTCGTCAAAGAGTCCGATAACGCTGTCGATTTCTCCTCCAAGGCTTTCCGCTCTTTCTCTGATAGCGTCAATTCGTTGCGCACCTGCGTCAACTCTTCCGAGATAATACTGGACTGAAGCCTGATATTCTCCAAGCCGTCTCTGATGCTCGATGATAGAGCTGTCAGTCCTTCCCGATGTGCTTGCGCATCCTGCGAAAAAACAGGAGACTGCAAGAAGAACACCACAAACAGCAAGAATAAAAATAATTTTCTTATGCATGTCATAATTCCTCCCTTTTTACATCTTTTTCAGTTTCTCCTATACGCTTTTCTATGTATTTCAGTATGCCGTCATAGAAAACGACACCGACTGAAATTCCTACCACGGTAAGAAAGACTTCCTGCGGCAGGTAATACAGGAGAACACCTCCGACAACACCTACAGAAACCGTAAGGACAACCTTAACCCTGTTGCTTTTTGTCATTACGAACTGCTTTACAAGCTGAGTGACTCCGACTGTGAACATGGCTATCTTGAATATATAATCCCACATTCAAAGACCTCCTTTTATTTCAGCCCCATCCTTACGGATGCAAAGCTGATTGCTACTGTTATTATGGCTTTGACTACATAGTCAAAGATTTCAGCCTTCTTCCGGCTTCCTTCTGACTCAACCTTTTGAAGACGGATTTCAAGGGCTTCAATTTTTGAAGTCTTACTGTCCATCTGCTTGGAAAGATACTGTATGTCCTTCTGCACGGAAGTAATTTTTTCGTGAATGTCCATTATGGTCTTTGTAAGGTTAATTTCATCGTTCATGGCTGCCCCCGAACATACAGTCAGTTCGGGATTTTATGACTGTATTGTCATGAAGGATAAAACATGAAAAGATTTGGAGTACCATATAAAGGCAGTAAAAATCAGATAACAGAATGGATTTACTCACATTTCCCG